ATTTGATTTGTTTTTTACCCATTAGTCCATGCTCCTGATGTAGCTTGCGGACTCTGTTCTATCATGTAGTGCTACCGCTCCATAAAATGTATGGCCTGTTAGCTCTTCAATCTTTTCATTGAATCTGCTATCACAACTAGCAACATAAGAACCGCCCATCATTGACCATGCTCCAGCATCTAACAGTTCTTGAGGTACTACTCGAACTGTTGGGTATTTAAAATGCTTTTCAACTACCAACTGAGCAGCTGGGTATTCTTCCGATGGTTCGAATGGTGCTTCGATGTTGGTTATTGTTAGGCCTTTTATATGTGGCCTTGTTTTAAGATCTGATACACCATGATTAGAGCAACCTCCTTGTGTATCATCTCTGTAAATTTCAACATGTAAACCCATGTTTAAAATCTCCTTTTGTAGTGGTTAATTGAGTAATTTTTAAAAAACTACTCATTAAAGGATTGATCCCTTAAGGCGTAGTTTTGGAAGGTATAAAGACCCCCGAAGAAAATTTCGGAGGCCTTGTAGCTCCATCTGGAGTTAATTATTAGACCATTGAATATGTTTTCTGGCTGGTATTGGCTCTTTCATACAACCCATATAGTTCACGCCCTCACCATGATATAAATCCGACTTTTTACAGTCTTTAATTATTCCATAGTTTAGTTTGAACTTATATAAGTCTTTAGCCTGCCAAATTTGAAGCGACTCTTTAAACCATCTGGAGCTAGGAAATAAATATTTAACTGCATCCATTGATTCATGTAAGTAAGCCTCTTCATATCCATATTGAAAAGGAATTTCAATAATTAATTCATTTTCATGCTCGAGGTTAAGAACTACTCGAGATGAAAAATAAGAATTGCCGTTCACTTTGTCTCGCCATTGCTTGGCGAAAATGTCAATAGTTTTTAATTCTGATAGTTTCATTTTTTGTCTCTGTATTTGTAATTAATGCGGATAGCTTCAAAGCAAGTAAAGAGGGCGTAAACGCCCCCTATTAATATCAAACATTCCATTATTGATAATCTCCATAAGCTGAGACTTCAACGCCCAAAGCTGGGCAGTCGTCACAAGCTGGAAATTCTTTCCAGATGTCAGACAATGCAACATGATTTAAAAAAGATTGCAAAGCAATTACTTGCCCTGTTGATGTGCCACCAATAGAAAACTTAAAAGGTTTATTAGTTAATATTGGCTGGTCTTTATATGGATAGATTCGAATGTTTAAGAATCCGATTACCCATTCATAAGGAACCTTGTCATCAGAATCATTACATTTAATAGGTTGACCAAATAGCCCCACCAGCTGGTTGAAGCTGGCTTCACATTCGCCAATTTTCCAAGTACAGGAATTAACCAAAACAGACATAACAATTAATTAGTAGGTTGATTTAAAAGATTGCAGCAAGATCCGTAAAGAATCTCAAACAATCCTTTTTAGATATTAGCTGACTCTTAGCCAGTTTGCAATTAATTAGGCGGTTGATCTCTAAATCATTTATATATTGGCTGCTGATCCGCTCCAGATGGCCGACAAAAGCCAGTAATACTAATGTAGAACTGTCTAAAGGACAGTACTGCAAGACCTCCAGAAGCTAGTTATAGGCCTATTCTTATTAAATAAATACAATTATTAACCCATTTTGGCCAAGGGCTGGCCTCCCTATGTAACATTTTATACAAACTCAATGGGGGAATATATAGAATCCGTATAGACGTAGAGCCGATCAGATTTTTCTACCAAAATATATCCCAATAGATAACTAATAGTAACTAATAGATAGCAGGGGAGTGCTTCTTCTATTGTGGAGAGCTAGTGGTGGACAGGTTTTTCAAGTAAGATATATTAAGAGTAAGCCATTATTATTTACCGAACCCCCAAAGCAGTCGGTCAAATTACCTTACACACACTATAATGGCTTATAAATGGGGCTTTTCAGTAGTGGGTTGAGCCTCATTCAATAAATAAAATGGCACGAAAAAACACAAACGAAGTACTAAGCGACTTGCATGCAAATTTAGCAAGTGCGTTAGGTGAGATATTAAATAGTGGAGAGGCTACGACAGCAGATATGAACGTAATCCGTCAATTTTTAAAAGACAATCAGATAACAGCCCAGCCTGTAGAGGACACACCATTTGGTGATTTGGCTAAGTCGTTACCTGATATAGAGAATGTTATTGAATTAAAGAAGCGTAGTGCGTAATGAAGAAGGAAGATTGGCAACAATTACCCGAACCATACAATAAAGACTTTAGATATTTCTTAGTTTTAGTTTGGAGGCATTTACAACTACCAGATCCTACCGCAGTACAGTTAGATATAGCTGAATATATGCAACAGGGCAGTAAGAGAAGAATAATTGAAGCGTTTAGAGGAGTAGGTAAGTCATGGATGGCAGCAGCTTATGTACTTTGGTTATTAAGGAACGACCCACAAAAGAAAATTATGGTTGTGTCGGCATCAAAAACAAGGGCTGATGATTTTGCACAGTTTTGTTTACGAATAATACAGGAGATGCCAATACTTAAATGCTTGGAACCTGATCGAGAACAGCAAAGATCAGCTAGTAATAGGTTTGATGTACGTCCAGCTATACCCGATCAGTCAGCTAGTGTTAAAAGTGTAGGTATCTTTGGTCAATTAACTGGTAGTCGTGCTGATTTAATACTTGCTGATGACTGCGAAGTACCGAATACAGCATGGACTGTAGGTATGAGAGAGAAACTATTGCAATGTTGCGGTGAATTTAACGCTATTCTTAAACCTGATGGAGATATTTTGTTCTTAGGTACGCCACAAACAGAGGAAAGTATATATAACAAGTTACGAAATAGAGGATATGACTGTCGCATCTGGACTAGTAGATACCCTAAGAAGCCAGAAAAGTATGGAGATGCCCTAGCTCCGATGATTCGTAGCCTAGCAACAGTAAAAGCAGGGCAACCAACTGATCCAGATAGGTTTTCTGAGATGGATTTATTGGAAAGAGAAGCTAGTTATGGGCGTTCACAGTTTACTTTGCAGTTCCAGTTGGACACTAGCCTGTCTGATTTGCAGCGATTCCCACTAAGATTAGCTGATTTAGTCGTTATGGAGGTTAAAGATCATGCACCTGAGAAGGTTGTTTGGTCATCTGGAGCGGAATATAGGATAGTTGACCTACCAGCTGTAGGTTTTAGTGCCGATTACTACCATAGACCAGCGTTTTTACATGGTGATTGGCTACCTTTTACAGGTGTAGTGGCTTACATTGACCCATCTGGCAAGGGTGTCGATGAAACTGCATACAGTATTGTCGGACATTTGAACGGAAATCTGTATGTTTTAGAGGTCGGATCGTTTTGTGAAGGCTATACTGAGCCAGTTTTGACTGGGATTGCCGAAGCTTGTAAAAGAAACAAGGTTAATTTAATACTTTTAGAGGATCAATTTGGTCAAGGCATGATGGAAAGCTTGTTAAAACCATATTTACAAAAGATTTATCCTTGTACTATCGAAGGTCAAAGGAGCAATGTGCAGAAAGAACGAAGAATAATAAACGCATTAGAGCCTGTTATGAACCAACATAGATTAATAATTAATAGATCAGTCGTAGAAAACGATGCAAAGCCTCGAACAGAGGACTCGGTAGATAAAGCATTAGGCTATCAGTTGTTCCACCAGATGACTCACATAACAGTTGATAGAAACTGTTTACAAAACGATGATAGACTTGACTCTTTAGCTGGAGCGGTGGAATATTGGAATGAATCATTAGCAATAGATGAAGATAGAGCTATCAAAGATCGTGAAATGGAATTATGGGATTTGGAATTGGCTGCTCACAGGGGGGATATTGAAGGGGCTTTGGATGCCCAAGTCTTGGGTATACCGCTTGAAAAGCTCGGACATAGACAAGCACAGGGGAAATGGAGTCGTGTTACAGGACACTAAACCAGTAAAGCTAAGACCTAGAGCTTGGTGCATAAGAATCCCCAGAAGCTACATAGGTGACTTGCCTATGAGAGATGTTGGAGGATTTCAAACAGTTGTCATTGCATATGACCAACGTAATGCTTGGGAATCCGCTATGGGTTCACCTGATTGGGAGATGTTACCTTTTCCTGTGCAACATGTAGCTATATTTCCTACGCAAATGGTTTAATAACCAGCTGGATCGTCTTCACCTTTTAAAAGAGCTTCAAGTCTTTTATTGTAATTGTCTCTATTTCTCTTAATTTCTAATAAATTAACTGGAGTTGCAACAGCGTCACGCCCAAAATTTTTATATTTGTTCATTAAATTACCAACATTATTGGCTTTTTGAGAGCGTCTAATTAAATCTTGATTATCATTATCGTTTTGCTTGTTTTGATTAACTCCGCACATTACTTGTCTTCCAAAAGCATTTCTCTTATTTTAGCAACAGCTGCATCATCTAGTTTATTTTCACTAAGTTTTGCAAGTGCTTCTAAAATATCGCAGACCAAAATAGATACACTTTTACTTTTTAAGAAAGCAAAGATAATTGGACGAATTAGACTAATCATTTTGAGAATCTATGGTTACTATGAGTGTAGTATAGATTGATTTCTATGGAAGAACAAGAAAAAGAAGGTATTGATTGGGCTGAATTGTTTGGTCATGGGGTTAGATTTATGATTTTGGTGTGGTCGTTATCAATGATGACTCTTGGATACATGGATAAGATCAGGAACGATGGAGCTTTTTTGGCAGGCTTGACCTCTGGGGTCTTAGGCAGTTATGGAATTTCTGTCAATAAGAAAAAGGGTGGCAATAGCAACAACAAAGACAGTAAGATAGTAGATAATAAAGACAATACAGTAGGCATCACATGAAAAAATTTTTAGCACTAGCTTTATTTCTGGCTGCACCTTGTTACGCAAATGGGATTCCTACTTGGACTACTGGTTCTAGCAACCGCACAGAGAATACTACTCAGACTATAAATCGCACCATAGTTACTCAAACATATGGGTCTTCTTTAAATACTTGGGAAGCTTCAAACATTACTGTTACAAGTGCTAGTAACGGAGGAATAACAGCTTCAGATGCCATTTTTACTCCTAATACTGCTACTGCTGATTGGTCATTAAGTGTGACTACTAGAGCATCAGGAACTAAATTAGAAGAAATTACACAAACAGATGCGATTACGACTACTAGCGTTATCACTTCTTTGTCTGTCTTTAGTCAGTAAAGCAAAAGCCGAAGGCGATACAAACGTACAAGCTCAACCAAATGCGATTGGTAATTCTAGTATTATCAATCAAAATATGAATATAAATAATGGAATGACAGGCAAGCAACAGTTTGGAAATTTAGTTTGTAGTCAACCTACTATGGCAGTCACTCCTTTTTATACAGGTAATGATGCACAAGGTTCAGATACATATAGCATTAACGAAGGTTGGGGAGTGCAAATGAGCTTTATGATACCACTTGGAGATAATAAAACTTGTAACGAACTATCAAAAGTAAAACTAAAATTAGCTGAAGAAGAATTAGACAAGCAATTACACGATAAACATTTAGTTCGTATTCTGAAATGTCAGCAGCTTCACGCATCAGGATACATGATTAACCCTGCTTCTAAATACGCATACATCTGTGCAGATGTCATCAATATACGAACTTATGTAAAAGCTAATCCTTCTTTGTTTGAAAATCCTTAACCTCTTTTTTGAGAACTTTAGTAAACATTTTCTTAAATGTTTTCTTGATAAAACCTAATACTGATTGCATGGCAATCCCGCCCGCCACGCTCACAACGCTTGCAGTTCCAGCAGCGATCACAGAGGATGCAATGACCTCTGGGGCAGGGATAGGCATTTCACCAAAAAATGGTATATTGAACGTAGCTATAGGTTCTTCAGTTGATAAAGTTTCTTTGGGGTTTGGCAGGTTTGTCGGTATTGTCTCTGGTGTTAGTTGTAACCCTTCCTCCTTTGAAGATGATTTTTCTTCTTCAGCAGAAGATTCCGAAGCTCCCAGACCCGACTCTACCTGTTCCAAAGATGGAAGGAGTACAGGATCTAGGTATGGAATCTCTGCCACAGGCTCGTCAAAAATTGTTTGAGGTGGATTAAGTACATTTATATTTGGTATATAAGGTAGATCTTCGTTCATTTTTTGATAGTATTGTTATAACCTTACACTTATTCTTTTCAGATAGCATCCTTGCGAGGTATTAGTCTAACTAAGATGAGGGGCGGTTAAGTAAAACTTATTTCATCCTTAGATGGCTAATTTCACTCCGTCTAGGCTCGGCTTAGTTAACAATACTGGTACAGCCTATGACGCTCTTTTTCTAAAAGTTTGGAGCGGAGAAGTACTTTCTGCATTTAGAAAGGCTACAATCTTCGAACCATTACATACAGTTCGGACTATTCAGTCTGGAAAATCAGCCCAATTTCCAATTATTGGACTCGCCACAACTAGCTATCACCAAGTGGGCACTCAGCTTACTGGTTCAGCAATTAAGCATGCTGAAGCTACCATAAATATTGATGACAAGCTCGTAAGTCAGGTATTTTTGGCCGACATAGAAGAGGCTAAGAATCACTACGATGTGAGGTCAAGATATACAACCGAAATGGGAAATGCTTTAGCATATCGCTTTGACCAGAACGTAGCTGCTGTAATTGCTCAAGCTGCAAGAACAGCTACAAACTTCAACACCGATTTGGCTGGAGGTACAAGAGTTAAGATTCTTAAGTCTGGTACTGCCAATACAGCTGCTGCTGTTGCTGCTGTTACAGGTGCTGACCTAGTTACTGCTCTTTGGAGTGTTGCTCAAACATTTGATGAGAACAATGTCCCAGAAGACAATAGATACTTTGCTCTTGATCCAGCAAATTATTATAAATTAGCTCAGACAACTGATGTTCTTAACAGAGACTGGGGCGGTTCTGGAGCATATGCAGAAGGAACAGTTCTTAAGGTTGCTGGTATTAATATCATTAAGTCTAATCATTTACCTAAGACAAACAGAACTGCGGTAACTGGTGAGAATAATACATACCACGCTAACTATACAGACAATATCGGTCTTGCATTTACCCCAGATGCAGTTGGTACTGTTAAGTTAATGGATCTTAAAATGCAGCAAACAGGTAATGACGTTTCTGCATTATGGCAAGGTACATTTATGGTTGGTTCAATGGCTCATGGTACTGGCGTTTTACGTCCTGATTGTGCTATTGAGGTATATGCATCTAACTCATAAGTAGTTAATATAAGGGGGAAACTTACCCCCTTATTATCATGCCTAAAGGTAAAGGAACTTACGGAACTAAAAAAGGTCGTCCTCCCAAAAAAGGAAAATAAATGGTACTTGCAAGAACATCTAAACTTCAAGCAGTCAATAAGGCTTTGCAAATGATGGGCGAAAGTCCATTAAATTCTTTGCAAGGTCTTCTTGGTTTAGGAAATTTAGCAGAAGAAACCTTAGATAGTGTTAGTCGTAAAGTACAGGCAGAAGGATGGTCTTTTAATACTGATTATGAAATAACTTTAACTAGAGACTCTACAACTAATGAGATTTCAGTTGGTACTAACGTCAGCAGAATTGTAGTTGATCCCTATGAATATAGCGATGTTGACGTTGTGCAACGTGGAAGCAGATTGTATGACAGAAGAAATAATACTTACGTTTTTACAATAGATTTAAAAGTAGATATGACTGTTATTCTTGATTGGGATGATTTACCAGAACACGCTAGAGTTTACATAATGACTAAAGCTGGTAAAGAACTACAGGAAAATATGATTGGAAGCAAAGACTTAACAGAAATAAATATGGTATTAGAGCAAGAAGCTAGAACACAATTTTTAGAAGAAGAAACAACTTTAAGCGAGCATAATATGTTAAGAGGTAATGCTAATAAGGCATATCCTATAACTGGATTTAGACCTATTAATGTTATACAAAGATAACTATGGCATTAATTTCTAGTACTATTCCCAATATGATTAATGGGGTTAGTCAACAGCCCCCAGCTTTAAGATTAGCTTCACAGGCAGAATCAGTTATAAATTGCTTATCATCTCCAGTAGAAGGATTAACTAAGCGTCCTCCATTTAATCACATAGCTAAAATACTAAATGGTTCAGCTGGCTCTGGGCATCCCTTTGTTGAGGTTGTAGATAGAGATGGAACTATTCAATATTTAATAATGATTAGAGATGGAGCTATAAATGTATTTGATTTAGATGGCAACGCACAAACAGTCGCAACTCCTAACGGAACTGACTATTTAGATATTGCTAACACATCAGAACCAGCAGATAAATTTAGAATTGCGTCAGTTGCTGACTACACTTTTATATGCAACAGAGAAAAAGTTGTAACAATGGATCATGCTGGTACTTACACGCAATCAGGAACAACAATAACTGTCAATTCTAATGGTCATGGTTTAACATCTGGAGTAAAAATACAAATAGATTTCACATCAGGATCTAGTGTTGATGGTACATATACTGTAACTGTTGTAAATGCTAATCAGTTTACATTAACTGGAGCTTCAGCAAGCACTAGTGGTAATTGTAGGTTTAATGAATTATCTCCAGATGTATCTGCAAAAGGAATTATATTTATAAAAGCTGCTGATTACTCTACAACTTACGAAGTAAAAATAAAAAGTGCTAATGGAAGCAGTACTTTAGCAACTGCATCGTTTACAACTGCTGCTGTTGGAGGAGCATTACCAGACTCAGGTACAATTGCTACTGATTTAAGAAATGACTTAGCAAGTGCATTACCTAGTGGTTGGACATTTACTGTAGATCAATACATTATTAGAATAGAAAAACAAGATGGAACTGACTTTGTTTTAGAAAGTAGTGATACTAAAGCTGGAACTTATACAAAAGCAATTAAAGGAGCAATAGATACTATTACTGACTTGCCTACGTTATGTGAAAATGGATTTGTTGTTAAGGTGCAGGGATCTAAAACTACAGGGTTAGATGATTATTACGTTAGATTCGAAACCTCTAATGGTACAGGTTTTGGTTTTGGTATCTGGAGAGAAACAGTTGGCCCTTTAGAACCATATAAATTTAATAAATCAACGATGCCACATGTATTAGTTCGTGATGCAGCTACTGGCAATTTTACATTTAAACAGTTTGATTGGTCGCCTAGAATTGCTGGAGATTTACTTACTGCTCCTACCCCTACATTTGTAGGCACTACGATTAATAACATTAATACTTTTAGAAATAGGTTAATACTTTTAGCAGATGAAAACGTAATAATGAGTGCTGCTGATAGTTACGATAGATTTTTTCCTGAGACAGTACAAACTATTGTTGACAGCGACCCTATCGACTTAGTAACAGGCGGTACTGAAATTCATTTTTTAACGTCTAGCTTGGCTTTTGCAAATACTTTATTGTTATTTAGTCGGCATGGTCAATTTAGATTAGATGCTGGAGCTTCAACTATTGGCGGTGCTTTAACTCCTAAGACTGCAACTATTACAGCTATAACTACATACGAAACTGAACCAACAGTTGACCCTATTGCTGTAGGTCGAACTGTTTATTTTTCTGTACCTAAAGGAGAGTTTAGCGGTTTGCGTGACTTTTATCTTCCAGATATAACTGCATCAGTTCCAGTTTCAGAAGAAGTGTCGTCAGCTGTTCCTAGATATATTCCTAGAAATATAACAAGTTTAATTAGTTCTGCATCAGAAGAAACTGTTATAGCTATAAGCAAAGATGAACCTAAACGTATTTATTTTTATAAATTCTTTTATGAAGAAGATTCTAAGCTACAGTCTTCTTGGTCGTTTTGGGAACTTAAAGGAGAAAAAACTGTAATTGGAGCTTCAATTATAGATAGTGATGTTTATTTTGTTATTCAATATTCAGATGGAGTTTACTTAGAAAAATGTTCATTACGCCCAGAAGCAGTTGATGCTGGTTCTAATCTAGAAATTTTAGTAGATAGAAAAATAGATGAAACTAAATGCCATATTAATGTAATTAATCAAGGTGGTGCTGGTGTCCAGTCAGTCATATCTTTACCTTATCCAACTGCTACTGCTGGAATACAAATTGTTGTTGGTAGAGATGTTTCTGGCAATACATTGCAGCATGGAGAAGTAAAAGTACCAAGTGCTGAAACTTTATCTGGAGCTACACAATCAGGATTTAGTGGTAACGGAACTATGACTGTACTTGGAGACTTGACTAATGCAAAGTTTTTTATAGGAGAAAGATATGATATGACTTATGAATTTAGTACACCATATTTAAAAGAACAACCAACTGGTGGAGGTGTTGCTGTAGTTGCTGGCCCACGACTACAGATAAGAACTTGGACGTTTGTTTTTGACGATACCTCTGCATTTAAAATAAAAGTAACACCAAGGGGTAGAACTTCACAAATCTATCCTTATAATGGGTTTATTGTTGGTCAAAATCCTCCAGCTTTAGGTCAAGCACCTTTCTTGGCTGGTAAGTTTAGAGTGCCAGTAATGGCTCATAACAACGATACTAAAGTTGAAATTTTAAGCGATAGCCCACTACCCTGTCGTATCCAATCATCAGAATGGGAAGGATGGCTACACACCAGAGCAAGAAGACTATAGGTAAGTTTCATTGGCGTAAGTCAATATTGTCTGACGTTATAGAAGTTGCAAGCAATATGCGATTAGAAGACAAAGAAGAATGCTTGGCGTATTCTGGTTCTTCTCCAGAAGAAACTTTGTTTTATTGTTTTTTTGCAAGTAAACCTTGTATGACTATGATTGGTCGCAAAGGGAATCTTATGGGTATGTATGGAGTAGTTCCCTGTTCTAATAAAGTAGGAAGAATATGGATGTTAGGGCATAAGTCTATGACATCTGACTATAAAGACGTTAGAGCTTTCTTACGCAATTCACCTATAGAATTACAGAAGTTTCATTGCAATTACCCACTTTTATATAATTATGTTGATGAAAGAAATACAACTCATATAAAATGGATTAAGTGGATGGGTTTTTCAATTATTAAAAAACACGCTACATTTGGTGCAGAAGGTCGAACTTTTTATGAATTTGTAAAGAACTGATTATGTGCGGTGCAATTCCTTTAGCTGTTGTTTCTGGAGTCTTAGGCGTTGCTGGTAGCTATATGCAATACCAGCAAGCTAAGACGAATGTTGCATATCAAAACGCTCAACAAAATTTACAGTATCAAAGCAATATGTTACAGGCTCAGTCCAACAGAATGACTGAGGAAACAAAGAAGCAGATGAATCAGGATGCTATTGAGCATGCAAATTATTTAGCAGACTTGCAATATGAAAGAGATAGCACCAGAATCACTATGAATCAGATGCAGCAACAAGAACAACAAGCACAAGATAAATTAGCAACTGGTCGGTCATATTTAGAAAAGAAAGGAGAAGTTGCAGCATTAAGAGGATTAGGAACAAACGCATGGACTTTGATTGCGGATATAAAACGCACACAAGCAGCAGCAGATTATATTACGAATCGAAATACTGCGTTTAGTTTGTCTGGTACTCAATCGCAACGACTGGATGCTCAATCGAATCGAGCAAGTAGGCGAGGCCAAACAGCAACTTATCTTGCGAAAACATATCTTGATCCTGTTAAACCCATTGAGATACCGAAGCCTAGCTTTGGCCCATATGCTTTGGGTATGGCTAGTTCTGTTGTGGGTGGGTTTAACACTTACGCAAGCTTAAGGGGTGCTGGCATGCCTAACTATTCATTAAAAATTGGTTAAATGGTATCTGTAAAAGGTTTAAGTCTTGGCAAAAATGAAGACCCTAAGAAGAGGGGGTCTGGTGTTGCCAAACAAATATCAGTAGATGGTATTACTGTACCGCCATCGGTTGGTAGTACAAAGATAGAAGAACCAAAAGTAGTTAATGCTAGATGGTTTGGAGAGACAGCTGTACAGCCAGCAGCGTTAACACAAATACCGCAATTAGAATTACCTAGTGTTAAAGGTATAATTGAAAATGCTACTCCAGAAGATGCTGGAAAGTATGCAGAAGCTTTTACTGATTTTGCAAGACAAGTAGATACCTTTGGTAGTTCTTGGATTAAAAAAGAAAAGAAAATAAAAGAAGAATTGGATGCAGAAGCACTTAAGGTTTTTTATCAATATGGAGATCCAACAACTGCTGTAAAAGAATTAGATAGTTACATAACAAAAATTGATAAAAGGATAACAACATTAAAGGAATTAGAGATACAAACAGATGACTCTAAACAAGAAATATTAGATCTTGAAAAATTAAAAACACAAATTGCAAATAGTAGACCTTTTAGGGAATCTTTATTATCAGTCACCAATTCACAAGTAGTACTTAACAGAGCATATGGTTGGTCTTTTGCAAAAGAAGAAATACTAGTTCCTAATACAACAACAGATGGATCAGTTGTAGATAATGATGGAGAATTAAGCGAGATAAGAGTATCTGAATTAGATCCTACTGATCCGAGATATGTCGAAGCTTTTCATAATTATGTGTATGGAGATACAGATTTAAGTGCTTTTGATTTAAAAAACATAGAAGGTACAATAGCTAATATTTTATATCAAGACAGAGTTAGACAAGAAACATCATATAAAGAATTAACCAAAGACCAAATTGTAACTAGTAGCAATAATCAATTAACAACTAATCTAAGAAATCTAGTAAATTCAGAAGATTTTAGTGTTGCTAGTTTTATACAAAATACGCAAACAAATCTGGAGTTTATTAAAAATACTCATTTATTTAGTGCCGATGAAAAGACAGCAATAGTAAAAAATATGATACAGACGATTGTTTATGAATTAAGAAATCAATCTGGTATAGATGCAGAACAAATACTTAGAACTATTTTCTTAGGAGACAAGCTAGGAACAGAAGATCAAGTGCAGCCATTAATGATTGGGCCTATAGATGACAGGATACTTAGCAATGGCACTCTTAATAAAAAACTAAGATTAATAGAAAGTATTGGTGGAGAAGCACAACTTAATTTAATTATTGGAGATGTATTAAAACAAAACAAAGATAATAACGACAAAATAAATTCTGTTAATAAAGATCTGTTTAATAGAACTTTTGAAGATGAAGTTTTGTTTTCAGAATACGAAGATGGTAAAACTTTTCAAGAATTAATTTTAGGAGCAGACATGGATGATATTCAAGGTAATGAATATGTGCCTTTGTATCTAGCTAAATTAAAAGAAAAAAGACAAGAGTTATTAAAAAAACATGCAAACAATCCAAGAATAATACAAGCTATAAACCAATCATTTACTGCACAAGTAGAGAATATTAGAAAAAATTTACTAGTAAGTGATTACAATGAAGAGTTAATAGATTTAGAAAAATTAAGTTTTGATATACAAAGAGGAGATGACTCAAAGGTTGGTGACTTTAATGCATTGCTCCAAATCTTTGAAGCAAGTTATACATTTCCAAAAGCTGTAGAGGATTTACAAACAATAAAAGAAAGAGTAAATAATGCTGGAAATGTAGATGCAAGGAGTATGCAGAATGTTGGATTAGATCTTGTTAGAGAGTTACATAAAAATTATGCAGAAACCCTTAATGATCCTAACTATAACTACAAAGAAGTTTTTAAAGAAAATGAAATTGCAATAATGCTTGAAATTGAAGACATAGTTAATTTGGCACAAGAAAAATTTCCAGAAGATCTTGATGCTCAAACTGATTTTGTTACGAAAAGAATTAATGCTAGATGGAATAACAATGGATTTATTCCTAGATCAAATATAGATATTTCGACTCCACTTGCTGGTAATAGAGGAGAAAGGAAAGCTTTAAAATTTATAGTTAACGATTTAAAAAAAGGTGGTTTTTATGATGGCTTATTTCAAGGATCAGCCCAGCGAAATTTTCTTG